CTGCTGCTTTAATTTGGCTAATTACTTCTCTGACTTTTCTGTCAATCTTAACCATGTCGAGAGTATATCTACCCTCTTTCAGATGCTCCTGCTCCCATTGAAGATCTAGTCCCTTCTTCTGTGTGTAAAGGGTCTCCAGATGTTGCATTATCGCCTCCATCAATAACCTCCTCATAGGTTATTCTTTTTACTCTTGGATCATTCATTTCTCCAAGATGTTCCCATTTTATATCACCTTTTCCTAGTTTGTCAACTATAGCGTTTTCTATATCTATGGGACCGTCCATGCATTTTACTATAAAATCTGCATGAAGTTGATAAGCAAATATTTGAACTCTGAAGTTTTTAGGGTGCATTTTTCCTTTCTATTATTCAAATGAGGCGGGATTGTGTCCCGCCTCAAATTTTTATCGATTACGCACCAGATGTACCGAAAATACCTCTAGGGTCAGATACGCCAAATACGTATCTTTCTCTAGCTTTGTATCTTACGTTTCCAGTATCGAAATCACCTTCCATTTTTGTAGTTAATGGAGCTCTTTCAAGATGTTTCATTCCGTTAGGAACATCAGTGATCAAGAAGAAAGCATCAGGATCAGTTAAGAAGTGGTTGATTGAATAACCACCTGGAACCATTCCCATGCTAACTAATGCATTGATGTCATTATCTGCAGTTCCAACTCTTTGTTGAGATTTCATTAATCTCTCCGCTGTGAATTGTAACTGAGATGGAATAATCATCTTAGTTGCTCTAGCAGCAATTTTTAAACCTCTTTCATCAGTTAAACCTGCAATGTCGATCATTGCTTGTTCTAATGAAGTTTCGTTTAAGTCTGAGTCCGTCGCTAACTTGTTCGAGAAAGTACCATTAATAGTTGGGTGGTTAGTTGCAAATAAATTGCTTCCATCACCAGCTTTAAAGTTACCATTGAACCCGTTGTTTAACGGAGACACTGCTTTGATTTGTTTAGTTTGAGCCATAGATCTTGCCAATGCTTTTGTATACCTTTGAGCAAGTCTGTCGTATAAGTTGTCCTCAATCGCTTCCTCAGTGATAGCAAACCCTAGAGAGATTGTCTCATGAGTGTATCTTGCTGTGAAAGTTTCTTGAGCTTTGTCGAACTCTACTCCAGAACCTTCTGGTTTTACTTTAGCTTGACCGAATCCTGATAACATTACTTCCTCTTCGAAAGCTCTGTCAGATGACTCAGTTGTGTATATTTCAGCATGCTCTTGGTCA